CACCGTGAGAACGAAACTAAATCCCGTAATATCTATGGGATCACCTACGCTGTCGTTCACAGTGAACGATATAGAATAGGTGTCCCCTCGTCTTCTACAGAAGTCGATCACTGTGGGTTCTGTGTTACAAGCCATTCTTCACCTCGTTGCCCTTATCTTAACAGAAGCCATCTAGTAAACCACGATATCACTGGAAGAGATGTTCACAGCATCGACATCCACGTCTATGAGAGTTGCCGCATTTCCCAGATCCTCTCCAACGTCCAGTGCGTTGGACCCGTGTCTCCAGTAGTGCATGAGATTGGCTGAACTCGTATAGTCTCCCCAGTCGAATCTATTGTCAAAATCCTCTGGTGATCCGTCATTATACATCGCTGCGATTTCGTCCGGTGTCAGCGCTACATTCCAGATTGAAGTTGAATGTATGTTTCCTATCCATCCATCGCTTCCGTCATCACGTGCGCCTATAGCAATCCTGCGAGGAGGAGTATCTATTGGCGGCCACCGCGAGTTATCAGGGCTGTCCGCGGGACCGGGCATTATCACCCCATTCACATAACACTTCAGCATACCGGTCTTGTCGGCTGGGTACTCTGTTTCATCGAATACAATCACCAAGGAGATAGGTGGTCCCAGAGACGCATGACTGTTGGATGCCGCTAGCTCCCATGTGAAGTCTTTAGCTGGATCACCAAAGTCGTCTGTGATGATTACTCGGATCGGGTCCTGAAACCCAGTGAGCGATTCGAAACTGATAGAAATAAAGTTTTCATTACTGCCACCCTCTGTCCAGATCTGAAGACTGACAGCGTCGTAGGCGTCGAAGTCAGGATCAAGATTCTGCTGAATTGAGAACACCGATCCAAACCCCATCGACTGATCTGTGAGGTTTCTCAGAGCCGCACTACCTGAGAAATTTAGGCCCCACGGATCCGGAACTCCAGGGTTAGGGGTGGTGGTGGGGACGGTGATCTCCACCACGACTCTGTCGTCGACTACTGACACAGCCATCTAATAATCCACGATATCATCGGCAGTGATGTTGACGGCATTGTCCCCAACGTCAATGAGAGTTGTTGCGTATCCCAAGTCTTCTCCAATGTCCGATGCGTTGAACCCGTGTCGCCAGTAATGTTGAAGATTCGCTGAACTCGTATAATCTCCCAAGTCGAACCTGTTGTCAAAGTCTTGGGGAGATCCTCCATTGTGCAGCGCTGTGACTTCGTCCGCGGTCAGCGCTACATTCCAAACTGAAGTTGAATGAAGTATTCCGTTGAAGGGGCCGAAGCCTCCTGTCTGTGCGCCGATGGCGACTTGTCGCGCGGTGTCAGTCATTGACGAAGACAGATCCCAAACCATAGTGTCGGGAGCCGTTTCTACTCCGTCTATGTAAAGCAAGAGATCTGTTCCGTCCCATGTAAACAGATAAGAAACCTTCACACCTGTGGAGTAGGTGTTATTCCACTCGTATTGTTTCAAGGCGTTTCCGTTGGTGCGCCGAATTATGATACGGAAAGGATCATTCGCAATATTTCCTCGAAGGTCAACGGATATCTGATTGCCATTTCCTGATGACTGGGTGATTAGAAGGGGTTGCATCAGCAAAACCTCGCTTCTTGGTTCCAAGTTCATCTGGATACTCCAGACGTTTGCTATGCCGAGAGGATGATCGGTGGAGTTGAGGAGACGTTCATCAGATGCAAAGTCCAAGGCTTTCGTATCAACCTTGACTGCTCTCTCCGGGCCTGGGTCGAAGACTACTACGTTGATCGGGTCACTAGCTACAGCTACGACGCTCGGATCATCTTGGAACACGATCGCAGAATCAGCAGCAACCTCCACGGACGCGCCTTCGACGACTGTCACAATGCTCGGTACATCACCTATCCCGTATCCGTAGGCTACAAGGCTCATGTCAGCTTGTTCCTTCGCTCGGCGCCCTGTCCCCGATACGTTTGCAACGCGGCGACATCTTCGTAGAGTTGACCCGACAGGAGGACGGTGACGTCGTCGTCGTCGTACAGCGTCATCACCCCAGTGACGGGATCCGTCTCAAGTCTGTTCTGCTGGAACTTCCGGGCTAGCTCGGAGTTGAGTTCGATCGCGCCGAGACTGTCCACTTGGAAGATCGCCGAGACTTCGCTGTTGATGTTTACCGTGAAGGATCCAACCGTAGTGACGTATGGACTCTCCCCCTCCGGATCGGTGAAGAGATTCCCGACCACAGTGAGTTGATGGTCCTCCTCAGCCGGGCGCATCTTCCAAGAGTTGAGAAGGAAGAAGGTGGTCCCGAGGCTGGAGGTCGCGGTCAGAGGATCCCCACCCACCTGTCGAAACGCCTGGGGGTGTTTCGCGTTGTCCCCAATCTTCACCCACTCTTTCCACTCGCTATAGATCTCATCGAGGTTCAACGAGTTGTTGCCCGCTGCGGAGATCTCGATGATTCGTCGGTTGACTGGATCGAAAGTTACGACTGCGGGCATGGAACCACCAGATAACCAGACACGCGGTTCTCCTCCGCGGCCTCCGCAGCTTCGAGGACAGTGTCGAAGGACGTGGCTTCCTTCTCGGCACGGACGTACTCCACAGAGGGGGTTTCAACTTTGACGAAGTGTTCGGACACTTGGATAAGGTAGCGCATGGGAAAGGGTAGCTCCTTAGCCTTAGGAAGGGTTGTTGTAGTTTCGGTCAAAGACTTGTTGAATCGGAATAGACGTGTCATTTTCGGGGATCACAAAGCCTATGAGGTCGGCTGGATCGTAGGAGACAGAAAAGATCCTGATGTCCACCACGACAGACTGTCCAAGTGAGAACACGAATGATCCCGTCGTTACGTTCTCTGACCCTTCTAGCTCTGTCTGTGTGCCATCCGCGTAGACCCGAACCTCTGTGGGGTCGACGAGACCTGTCAAGGTCACCTCGGTGTTGTTGTTTATCGTAGTCGTGCTTCCCACAGTGTTTCGAACGGTTGGACTAGCAACGCCTCCTGTGACAGTGATCGTCACCGCAGCGCCCGAGCTATTCAGGAGCGCGGCGGTCCCACTGTATAGCGAGTGCGTCTCGGTGCCCGAGGCGGTCAAGTCGACCCGCGCGGTGTCTGTCTCCGCGTCGGTCTTCGAAACGTGCAGAGAAAGCGTCGTCGTCGTGATCTCATTGACGTAGTATTTATCCCCGTCTGTGAGACCTATGGCCGCGGTGCCTCCCTCCTTATTGTAGTAGACGTGATCGCCATCGACGAACCCGTGCGCGGCGTCCGTCGTGATGACCTCTGTCCCACCGGCTACGTCGTCGGTCGTGTGGAAAGTGGCGGCGTCTGGTCCATACCCGGTGTGGGTGTTTCCAACATAGGAGAAAGGAGATCCTGTCTCGTCGTCCACCTCGACCGCATGTCCGCGTCCTTCGCTTACGAAAGTGCATCCCGTAATGTTCGCCAGCTCCGACCCGGGTCCTGTGATGAGGGCTTCTCCCTCTTCAAGAACAGAGAGCTGAAAAGAACAATCAGTCAGCGCTCCTCCCGTCGGAGTGATTCCACCCGCGCTGAGAAGGGAACAAGCGGACAGCGTACCCCTAGACGTGAGCGTGATCTCCCGGAACCCGTCGAACGTGCAACCTGATGAAAGGAAGCTAGCTGTCCCGTTGGTCCCGGTCTGGGTTAGGTCTGGGAGCGTCTGAGGCTGCCGTGTCAGCTTGTGGTTCTGGCCCGTACCCGCTGCGGTGAGCGCGACCCGTGTGGTGTCGGAGTAGCTGTTCTGGCGACCGGCTGTAGCGCCGACCGCGTATAGCGCGATCGAGTCGACCGTCACGGCCCGAACGAAGTATTGAGTGGCGTCCGTGAGACCTGTAACCGCCGTGCCCCCCTCGTCCGAGTAGAGGACGAGGTCGCCGGTTTCGAATCCGTGACCGACGATATCTATCTCCTCGTTGGTCCCATCGACATCTCCGGCCGAGCTGAAAAAGTGAGTGAGATCGCTCCGTCCTTTGCCCTGGAAGACCGTCGTCTCGAAGACGATGTCTGTCCCGGCTGTCGCTGTGTCGATCAGGATCTGATTCCAAGAGTCATCGACTCGACCACCGGGGAAGATCAGGATCTTGTTCGAGTCATTGAAGACCGTGATGGTCGACGTGGCGGCGGAGGTCTGACCGATCGCTAGTGTTCCAAAGACGTAGAGGATCCCTTCGAGGGTGGAGACGTGTCCGAACCTGTTTCCGATAGTTCCCTCGTCGTCATCAACGAAGTCCTGCCAAACCCCGTCGGGATCCGTGCTGTCCCCTCCCACGAGGTAAAGACCCGGCGAGAGATCGAGAGCGTCTATGATTAGGTTCTCAGCTTTTGAACCTGCGGAGAAGTCTCCCTGGACTCCGAACTTCGTGATAGCTGACAGGGTCGGAGCGGTTCCTCCGAGGGCATCCCTCCACGCCACGAGGTTGGGATTGATCGGAGCGACGACCCATCCGCCTTTCACAGGATAGTCAATGTCCCCCTGAGTCCCATCGTCGGCTAGATAGTATTCGTACCAATCCCCTGTTGCGCTCCCTATCCGAACTCCGAAGGAAGGGGTTGCGATCAGGTTGGACGGAGTTGTAGCGATTACCTTCGCCATCCAAGTATTATCGGCCGCCGCGGTCATGTCGACAGAGGTGACTCCGTCAACCCACTCATGCCCGCCTACTGTGGTTCCGATCTTACGACTGACGGCTTGCGTCCCTTGATAGAATACATCCGTCTCATCCTGTGGGCCAGCTCCACCGGCTCCATCAGAACCCCACAGAGTGGCGTCTTCCGCATCATCGCGCTGATTGTTACTGTCCGATACAGCTACGACAGCCATTCGCTAGCTCCCGAGCCTGTGCGAGAAACGTGGGCCATCCCGGCGCACTCCTTACGGATTGTCGAAGTTCCGCTCCAGTGCAGCAACAACGGAGAAGGCGATACCGACAGCTCGCGTGATGATGCCTGAGGTCTCGGCGAACTGAGCGGTCTCCAATCCAATGGCTCGGATGATGATGTTCGCGTCTGTGGCCGCCGTTCTTCCACCCTGGACATTGTTGTCGTAGTCGAAGTCAAAGCCGATTGACGAGGCTCCGACGGCTCCTGTGATGGGAGCTGCGGAGTTGTTGTTGACGATGATCGCGTCCGGACTGTCGATCGGGTTCTTGTCCAAACTGATCGAAGCCGCCGCGGCCTCGTCAGCCAAAGTCGTTCCATCGACTCGGCGAACGGCTGCGGTCCAAGGCCCGGCTCCGGCGGGTGTCCCCGTCAATACATAGATCCCATCGAGGTCGGAGTTCGTGAACCCGGTCAGATTGATGTAGTCCCCGTCTGCCAACTCTGCGGTCAAGTCGGTTGTACTGGAGTCCAGCGTCGCGGTATCTCCAGAAGACGAAGAGAGACCGAAGCCTGTGTTGGTGAACCGCTCGGTGTACTCGAAGAACATCCAGTATTCCGGATCCGTATCGCTGACGAGGTTCTCATTGAAATTGATCGTACCCGCCGCGACAAACGGGAACGTCCGAGTGACCCCACCGTTGTCGGTGAAGGTGATCCGGTTCGTGTCGTTCGAATCAAACCCCTCGATGAAGACGCCGTCTTGGGTTCCAGTATTCGGGTTCGCGACCTGTTGAGTGATGAGCGTGTCACCCACGAAGGCGAGCAACTCGTCCGCGGTCGTACCTGTGACCACGGTCGACTGATCGTCGATGTCCGCCGCTTGTCGTAGTGACCACTGGACCTTCTCGTAGATCTCTTCAGCCGTCGCGACGACGGGCGTCGAACGCTGTAGCGAGAAGGAGATCCCGGAGTCCGTTGAGGTGAAGGTCCCTCCGTCAATGGTGACAGTGGTCGCGGTAGTCGACACGATGTTGAAGGTATCCCCCTCGTCCGTGCCTCCGTGGATCGTCAGAGTACCAGCGTCATAGGTCGACGTTGGGATCCCGCCATCGACCGAGGTCAGAACTGTTCCCGCGGCTGTCGTATCGCCGTCGAATCCTGAGTGAGTGCCGACGTCAATGATGACACCGAAGGATCTGTTCGTAGCCGAGTCGACGTCTCGAAGGTAGACGCCATCGAGATACTTGATAACGATCTGGGTGTAGGGGGTGAGGGTCGAGATGTCCCCGTCCGTGTTCGTGACCTTCAGATCCGCGACGCTTGCCAGAGGGAACCGGAAAGCCTTATTGTCGACGGTCGTCACACCAATGTCTATCAGCTCAGCCGCGTCGAAGGTCTTACCTGAATCAGGATCGAGGGCCACAGTGAAGGGCTCGCGCGTGAAAACCTTCACTGCCGATCTGTTGTCGACTGCGAACGTAGAGGTATTGTCACCCGTGTCCGCCGTTAGACTGGCGGTCGGGACGTCAATGTCGGAAGCCGTCACCGCGAGGATGGTGTAAGTACCGTCATTTGCGGGAGTCGTAGCGTTTGCTACCTCGACCGAACCACCGACCACATAGCCTTCAGTGACCCAAGATCCTGCGTCCGTCCGCGTGATCTGGTCGTTCCCGCCGCCGCCATCCGTGAAGGTGAACCCAGTCGCGCCATCCGCTGGAGTAATGTTGTTGTAAGTCTGAATAGCTTCATCGACAGGACCGGCAAAGGTAAAGTCGACCGCTGCTGCGGTGTCTGTTGGATCATCACCAAGCTGGTAGAATGCGTTGTCTGTAGCTTCGGCGAATGACCCGAGAGTGATGGCCCCCATATACTGGAGCTGCAACAGTGACGCGGCGTCCAATTCAGACCAACCCGCGGCCCTCACCAGCTTGCGGGTTTGGATTGCCGGGGACGTGTTGTCGCGTGGTTCGTAGTTTGTGAACTCGAACTGTTCCGGCGTAATCGAAACCATAGGGAAGTCGAACGCGATCAAGTCCGCGTCGGTCTTCCACTCTTCCTTCAAGAAGGAGTAGAGAGCTTGTCCAGTCACACCATCAACGCTGAGGTTGCCCTGTTCGAGGAGATAGATCCGGCGTTGAACTGTGTCGATCATGACAGACTTTTCGTCCGCCGCAGTCGCATCGGTGTGGAGGGTTCTGATCGCTTCCAACGTCTGATCCGAGGGGTCTGTTCCGTCGACCTTGGTCGCCGTGATTGAACTCGCGTTAGGCGTTCCACCTGTCTCCTCATAGAGACCATTATTCTCCGCCTGGGAATGATCCCGAACTTCGAAGAAGTCGCCCGCTGTAATACTCGGAAGGTTCCCCGTGCTGGTGATCGTCGTTACCGCTCCAGCCGTGGATGTCCAAGCCGCATCGGAGACGGCGGTGATTGTTCCTTGCGATAGGTCGTCCGGATCATTGATAAGGGCCATGTTGTCCTTCGTGTTGACGTGTTGGTTGAGACTTGGTCTAAGGTATCACACCCTAGCGATTCGAGCGTAATCGTAAAGCATAGTGGCCCCTGAGGATACCGCGGCGTCGGTGGACGATCCGATCCCTAGAGGTGGAGGACAGTCCCCCCTGTTTTCGTACATGAACGCGACGTGCTTGAAGATCCCGCCCAAGATCCCCTCCTGGTGGAGAGGGTTCGCTTCGGTTTGGAACAGTACCTCGATCGAGTGCTCGATGATGTCCTGATCCGTTGGCCAATCCTCACCGTCCATCAGAAGGATCTCCGACACCTGGGTTGCGCGCTTGATGTAGTAAGTTGACGCCGTGACCGCAGTCGCGACCGTGCTCACAAGCCGGGTGATCGAGATGATCTTGTTCACGCGGTCCCGCCTCAGACATATCCGAGACGGGAACTCATCGAGGAACAAAGTCCAGCGGTTCGCTCGGACATCTCTCCCAGTGTACTTCTCGGCGTAGTCCGTCGCGATGTCGATCAAGGTAGAGAGGAGATCGTCGTCGAGGGTCACGGACGTGGGGATCTTCAGATAGGACTTCATCTCCGCCAAGTCGACGGGTGAGTTCGCCTTCCGAGTGAGTTCGTAGAACTGTTGCGCCACTTACTCGTCCTCGTCTTCGTCGTCGTCCTCGTCGTCGTCCTCGTCTTCCCACTCCTCTTCTTCCTCTTCAGGTTCGGAGACGTGGGGAGCGGGGCTCTCGGCCTTGGGGACAACGGCTTGAGCGTTGGGGGAAGCCATCTCGGCGCGGCCATCCATGACGAGTTTCCAAGCCAGCTCGGAGCTGACTTCCACGATCGCGCCATCGTGCTCGATGTAGACGTGGGGGAGCTTGACGTTCGGCTCCGCTTGGAGCCCATTCTTGGGGCGCTTGAAGTATCGGACGAGGGTCTTTCCATGGGGATAATTGATGTCTGGCATTTTGTGGGGCTCCTTGTGGGGGTGTAAAGAGACGGGAGGAGAGGGCGCGCGGTCGTCTCCCACGACAACGTCCGCGCGCTCTTCCAATCCTCCCGTCAAGCCTTACCCTTGTGCGGCTACCGGCTCGGTCTTCGAGTGACCGAGAATCGCTACTGCCGAGAAGTCGGCCACCGGAGTATTCGCACCAACCAACTCAAGACGCTGGTAGCGTTTCTTCCCGACAACCCCGACACGTGCGACCTTGTCGTCGTCCGTCACTGCCCAAACCGGGGAAGCCCCGACAAGGTCAGCCGCAGGGACCACCGTCTCTTCTCCACCGAACGTCACAACGTCCGACTCTTCGAGGACGAGGGTGAAGTCTCCGGTCGTGATGGTTCCGGCATGGATCACATAGGTCAATGATCCAAACTGTTCGTCCTGGTGGGTGTCGATGATCGACCCCACCACGCTTGCGCCAGCCGCGGCGCCGTCGGTCGGGGTGATAACCGAGACCGCCTTGATGTTCGAACTCTGATCGTACTCGCTCATCTTGTTTCTCCTGATTGCGGGAGGCCCTCAGGCCCCCCGCTTCAAGTGGTTTGGTTACGGTCCCCGATCAGGAATCACACTGGAGGAGCTTGATCGGCTCCGTCAGGGTTACCTGTGCGGTGTTCCAACGGTGAAGGGTGAACTCGACCGTCGCCTTCCGCTTCTGGGTCACGTCGTCCCGGATGACCGCGAGGCCAGTCCTGTCGACGATCGTGTAGCCTCGGCGGAAGTCGCCGAAACCAATCGCGAACGCATCGGCGCCGAGGTCGGGCATCGAGTTCGCGAGGACATACCGGAAACCCAAAAGCGTCTGAGCGGCTGAGCCGTCCAAACCGGGCTGCCAGAGGAAGCCTCCCAGACCATCAGCCGCGGCAATCGCGTCAGCCCGGAACTTCCGGATACGAGCCAGCGTCCGCCGGTTGAAGATGAAGACCGGGTCGTAGCCTACCTTCAGATCGGAGGTGAGGTCGATCAGGTTGTCCACCGTGATGTCCCCCGAAACGCCCGTGGCTCGCGCGTCTGCCTGGAGGGTGGCGTTCGAGATGATGCCGAAGGGCTCCTTCACTCCGCTGCCCGTGACAAACCCTTGACCCTCGCCGAAGGCGAAAGCCTCGGAAGCGTCACTCATGATCTCGGACTCCATGTCGAAGGCCGAATCCTGGAGCATGTCCAAAGTGATCGGGGTCGTGAAGGTCTGACGGAACGGGGTGACCATCTCGTTGGAGTAGGTCGACGCGGAGTCAGTCCCTTGCTCAGCTTCCGCTTCGTACTGCGCCGCCGGGATGGTGGCGCGGATGGGAAGGTTGATCGCCTTTCCCGCGATCGTTCGAACGCGAGCAATCGAGCGGATGGGATCAATCTCCGTGATCTTCTTGACGATCACAGAGTCCATCTCGGCCGGAACAAGATACCCGCCGTCGCCATTGATGTCGGTTCGCAGAAGAGCCTTCTGCTCTTCCGACACTTGGACTCGACCGTCCTGGGTCTCGATGTGTCGATCGCCTGCGCGGATCCACGTTTGGACAGCCTTGAACTCTTCACCGTCCCGGTATGCGTGCGGATTGTCCGCCGTCTGGTGAGCGTGACGATTG